TGACCGAAAGCTGAACATCCGCGAACTCCGACATACGGATGCCGCGCACGGCCTGCTGGATCTGCTTTTTCTTGTCGAGGAAAGTTTCCTCGGTCATGCGCGGAAACAGCAACAGGAATTCATCGCCGCCGTAGCGGATCAGAATATCGGTCTGAAGGCTGCACGTCGTGCACCGCAGTTCTCCAAGCGCTAAAACAGCAAAATACCACCGAAACTACTGTTCGGTGGTATTTTTTTATGCACTTAGATTTTTCTGACGACATTCTGACGACACGGGGGAACGTTTACGACATGGTTTCCTTACGGTCGTCGTCTGTCTTTTTGCGGAATACGGCTGCACGGAGTTCCTCCAGTTCGTTGTGGACGTAGATCTCGGCGGTGACCTGAATGTCCTTGTGGCCGAGGATCTTCTGGATCGTGTAGATGTCCACGCCGTTCCGGCGCAGGCTGGTGCCGTAGGTGTGGCGCATCTCGTGCGAGGTGAGCACCGGAATGTCCGGGTGACGCTCGTGCACGCCAGTCATAAACTTCTTGAGCCGCTGAGAAAAGTGGTCGGTATCCTGCAGGCCGCCGGTCTGCGAGGGAAACAGGTACAGGCTGTCATGAGGCAGCGACTGCACCAGGGCGATACACTCGTCCGAGATCGGAATGGTGCGGAAGCTGTTTTTCTTCGGCGCGGCCAGCTTGAGCACACCGACCTCGGAAACGACGGTGCGCTGAATGTGCAGCGAGCCGTTGCCCGGTTCGAGCACGAAGTCCGTCCACATGGTCCCCAGCAGCTCGCCGCGGCGCATACCGGTATCGAGCAAGAGTGCAGCAGCGGGAAAAGCCTCGAGTGCTTCCTCGCGCACAATGGCGATCTGCTTTTCGGTCAGCACACGCTTGATGCGCTTGTGCGCCGAACTGCTGAACTGCACGCGCTTTGCCGGATTCTTGTAACACAAGTCGTTCTCGATGGCCGTTTCAAAGATGTCTACCAAGCACAGCCGGATCTTCTTCAGATGCGATGCGGACAGACCCTTGTGCATGGCGGCGAACGTCTGCACATCGACCGGCCGCACATCGGTCAGATCGACACTGCCGAAGTACGGCTCCAGATACAGCCGCACGATCTCCTCGTAGGTCTGGAGCGTGTTGGGGCTGACAAACGGCTGCTTGTAGGTTATGAGCCACTTGCGCGCCCACTGGGAGAAGTTGTAGCTTTTCCGGACGAATGCTTCGCCAGTCCGTGCGGATACCTCGGAGGCCACACGGAATTCCTCGGCTTTCTTTTTCGCGTCGGCAAGGCTGACCGTACTGTAAAAGGACTTGCGCAGCGGCTTGCCGTGAATGTCGCGGCCGAGCGTCAGCTTGTATTCGTAGCGGTTGTCCTTACGTGTAGGTTTTTTTCTCGGCATAAAAATAACCCCTTTCTTACCGTAAAAAAGTATGGTAAAATAGGGGTACTGATGGCTTGGTAGGTTTATCAGTACCCCATGTCCCGCTCTGGTGTTGGTAGCACCGGGGCGGGATTTTTTTTATGCGTTTAACCGGGTCGAATTCGACCCCTTTATTTTTTCTCGAGTTTCACAGTCGTGGTGACGCCCATGGCAGACACGCTGTAGCTGATCTGCCCGTCCTCGTAGGTGAACGTCTTTGTTTCGTCCGGAGAGGCGAGGAGCGCGTTTGCGGTCTGCTCGGTGTCGTTGACAGAATCCCAGCTGTACGGCTCATCTGCTGTGGTCGGAGCCTCGAAACTGCCCGCCCAGTACAGCGCGGTGGTGTCCGGTGCGTTCCAGTTGACAGTGATCGTGTCCGCCGTGATTGTGGCGGTCTGGTAGTTGTCCTCGCTGTCACTGTTCACCTGCACCCATTCGCCGGTCAGATCGGGCGGCTGCGGTGCTTCCTCCTGCTGGGTAGCAGCGTTGGCGCCGGAGCTGCTCGATGCGTTTCCACCACAGGCTGTGAGCGGCAGTGTCAGCATAAAGCAGGCGAATACTAACGCTAACATTTTCTTTTTCATATTCAGTTCTCCTTAAATTTGATCTACGGTGCGAATGACTTTGATTACACGGCCGACAACACGGCATTTCTCCAAATCAGAGCCTTCGACCCGTTTCGGTTTGAACTCCGGATTGATCGGAACCAGCTCGAGCCAGTCTTCGCCGGGCTTGTAGTTGATTCGTTTTACTGTGGCCTCGCCGTCACCCAGCAGCATAATGCCGATCCGGCCGGGAACCTCCATGTCGCTGCATCTCAAACAGAGAATGTCGTCGCCGTCCTGAAACTGCGGGTACATACTGTCGCCGCTGATGGTCGCCAGGAAAAAGTCTTCCGGTCGTCGGCGGCCTATCCATTCAGCAGGAATGGTTCGCAGTTCATAGGCATCATCGGGTGTCGCATCGAAGTGTGCGGCCACCGGGCCTGCGTAGTGAACGGTAACAAGCGAATTGTCCTCAGGTTCGCGTGCATTGACCTCACGAAGTGTGCGGGCATTATCCAGATGAAAAAACGGTTCCGATACATTGCCGAGCAGATAGTCACTGCTGACATCAAACAGTCTTGCGAAATTAGAAACCACGGTGATGATCGGCTCCTGCAGACCGTTTTCATATCTGCTGATCGTGCTCTTGTTCAGGCGGCCGCCAAAACGATCATTGTAGGTTTTAGCAAGGCTTTCGAGAGAATATCCGCTTTCGGTGCGCAAATCTTTTAATATTTTACCAAAGTCAGCCATAATAGCTTCCTCCTTTTGAATTTATCGTATCACATACAATTAAGAAAATCAATATGGAAATTTGCGTTTTCGATAACAAAATTAAAAATAGTTATTGACAACGCAACGGCAGGGTGTTATAGTCTTGTTATCGAAAACGCAACGAAGGGAGGAGAAGCCGATGGTCGAGAAGAAGAAACTCATTCACGAACCGTATAACAAATTCAAGGGATTTATGCGGGAAAACGGTATCATTTATTCGCATATTGCCGAACTACTCGGTGTCACACCGACGACTGTTTCACAGAAGGTAAACGGTCAGTCGGATTTCACTGTCAGTGAGGCAGAGTTGATTATGCGGGAATACCATACGGACATCAAAATTTTTTTGCCCTGAATGTTGCGTATACGATAACAAAAGGGAGGTGAACATCTATGGCAGTACCCACCACCATCATCACAAAGCTGGACGAGCTGGAACAGCTTTGCGAGAAGTACCCCAGCAAAATCCCGATTGAGGAGTGCGCAGCGTTCCTCGGCATGGCAGGAGAGAGCCTGAGAGCCTGTCTGGAGCACGGTTCCTGTCCGTTCGGACTGGGCTGGCTCAAGAAAAATGCGCACAACCGCGCGTTCTACATTCCTACGCTGACGTTTTACCTTTGGGTAACGCAGTCGGCAGGGTTCAAGAACAACAAAATTTAGAAAGAAGGAAATCCAATGCAAAACAACAACTTCGCAGAAACCCTCGCCTCGGTCGCATCCGAGTTCGGCGTAGAGGACACCGAAAAGCACGGCCGCGGCATCAAGCCGAGCAAGCGCCCGTATTTCCGCTGGACGGAGGAGCAGCTCGAGCAGCTGGCAACGCTGCGGGACGAGGGCAAGTCTGCGGCAGAGATCGCGGAGGCGCTGGGCGTGTCCCGCGATAAGGTCATCACCAAGCTGGCCGCCATGGCAGCACGGCAGCGGGCTGGCAGCAAGACGCCGGAGCAAAGTACCGAACCGGTACCCGAGACCGAGGCAGAACCGGAGCAGGAAGCTGAAACCGAGCTGTCCGTCGAGGCCGAGCCGGAACCAGCAGAAGAGCCGGTCGAGCAGGCAGCACCGGTCGATGTTGACCGCAT